TACAGCTGATATTATTGGTGTATCCAGACAAGATGCAAAGGCACATACGTTTAAGCCTTTATATGGAGGCATTACAGGAACAGAAGAAGAGAAAAGATATTACAGAAGATTTGCAGAAAAATATAGGGATATAACAGAGTGGCATAAGCAACTACAAACAGAAGCTATTAAACTTAAACGAATTAAAACACCCACAGGAAGAGAGTATTCCTTTCCATATGCAGAAAGAATGCCTTGGGGTGGATCGAGTTACAGTACACAAATAAAAAATTATCCAGTACAAGGTTTTGCAACTGCTGACATTGTACCATTAGCTTGTATAAAAATATATGAATTAATGAAAGCACAAAAGGTAAAGAGTTTACTTATTAACACAGTCCATGATTCTATTGTGGCTGATGTTTATCCTGGTGAAGAAGTTGTAATGAGTAAAATATTTAAACAGGGTACAGCTTCTGTAATACCTGCACTTAAGCAGTATTACGGAATTAATTTTAACATTCCCCTTGACACTGATGTTAAGATGGGATATAATTGGTTAGATATGAAGGAGGAAAATCATGCAAACTAATTTAATATTAGAAGTAAGATATTGGGAAAGTACGGCACCATCAGTTCTTACTGAAATGGTAGTAGAAAGCCCAGTAAAAGCTGAAGAGATTGCACAAAAATTAAATGATATTTCTAAAGCTAAAGGTGAAGATCATTCAGTATATTATGTTCAGTCTACACAGCTACCACCATTACATAAAAAGGAAGCTGAAGTAGATGATGATGAAATACCATTTTAATTTATAGGAGGACAAATGAGTCTATATGTTGATAAGTTAAGTGTGGAATCTATTGGAACTAAATACGAAGAAGGTAAAAAACTACAAAAGAATATAGTTTTATCTTCGTATTGTTCTAGTGATCCTATGCGAGAAAGAAATCTCGTTAAGTTCTTAAATGAATTTGAAGAGGCACACCATGAACACGGCTGTCGTACGGAAATGACAGTTAAGTTTATTAATCATGATGAATACTAGGAGGCACATGTACAAAGCTAAAGAGATACCCATACTTGATAAAGAGCATTGGGGAGATCATGGTAAGGATGAGCAAGAAGAAGCCTATGACAAGCTTCAACAATTAAAGCAGGACTTTGAGGGTATACCCACGAAGCTATATATAAATCGTGATGAAGAACTACAAAGTTATCTAATGTGGTTTGCTCTTATGGAAAAGCTTCCATATGAGTTGACTGATGGGGGTACTAGGGTATGTTAATATTAGACATCATATTATATATTTTAATTGTATGGGTTTTAATAGGGTTTTTTATTCGGGGATTTTAAAATAACACTTGACAAATACCCCGAAATATGATATAAGCAAATCAATTAAGGAGGACGCTATGGAAAAAAATGAAATAGCAAACATAAAAGAAATGTCTAATGAGCAAATTATGCAAGCTATTGGACAAGACGATGGATCTAGTAATGGTGTTAATGTACCACGACTAGGAATCAATCGTAACCCTGAAGACGATGATGGTAATAAATTACCAGTAGGACATTTATTTACTTACGACTCAAGTGTAGGTCAAAATGTTTTTGGTAAGCCTGTTACTTTCAGACCTTTTATCAGTGCGATGCAATACATGCATTATGATCCTGAGAAAGGTGAGTATGTAAATCGTTCTATTATTTTCAAGAACTGGAAAGAAGAAGCGATTGATATATTAGGTGGTGTAAAATGTGGTAAAGTTCCTTTCAGGGAAAGACCATCTTTAACACCTGAACAATTAGCAGAACAAAGAACTATAAGATGTTATAGACTGTTGTATGGTTTATTGTCCTTTAAAGGAATAAAAGCAAATGGACAAGAGTATACAATTGAAAATCTTCCTGTGTTATGGAGAGTTTCTGGAACAGCCTTTTCTCCTGTAGGTTCTGCGTTGGATCAAATTAATAAACGTAAGAAATTAATGTTTTCTTGTACGTTTTCAATTGATTCTAAAAGACAGAAGAAAGGTGGTAATGTATATTACGTTCCTGAAATTTCTGTTAATGCTGATGCTAATCTGCAAATGTCTAAAGAAGATATAGAAACTTTAACTGTATTTCAAGAAGTTATTAATACAGAAAATATTGAAGTTGTAGATCTTTATAAGACTGCTAAGAAAAATAAATATAGTTCTAATGATGGAGAATCTGCTACAATAGTTTCTAAAGTAGAAGATCCAGCAGAAGTACTATTAAGATAATGACGGATATCCTCTCAAAAGTACAGTTGTATTTAGACAGGGTTTCAAAAGAACCTGCTAAAGTTTCTGATAAACTTGTTGAAGAGTTTGGTGAAGCATGTAAGCTAGCTTTACAAAAACAGTTTTCAGAAAAACGCAGGGATGGATTTCGACCAAGAATGTCCAATATAGGTAGACCTTTGTGCCAATTGCAAATGGAAGCAAAAAATATAAAGGGCGAAGGTCAACCCTATAATGTTAAAATACGAAATACTTTTGGGGATATGATTGAGGCGTTAGCAATATTTGTTTTAAAGTCAGCAGGAGTGGAGATTAAAGATGAACAAAAGAATGTTAACTATAAATTTAATGGAACATCGCTTGAAGGTAGGCTTGATGTTAAGATTGATTCAAAGGTTTGGGATATTAAAAGTGCATCACCTTATTCCTTTGAAAAGAAATTCGGGACAGCAGGTGGTTTTGAAGAGGTTGTAAAGGATGATGCATTTGGGTATGCTTCTCAAGGATACCTGTATGGTGCAAGTGAGAAGATACCTTTCGGTGGGTGGATTGTAATTAATAAATCAACTGGTGAATGGACAGTTTGTAAGACTCCACTTGCCGATGAAGAGTATAGAGTTAAAGCTATTAAGACAGCTAAAGAAAATCTAGAAGCATTAAAAAATAAAGTTCCTTTTAAAAAATGTTATGAAGAGATTGAGGAAACTTATAGAACTAAAAAAACAGGTAACCGAGTTTTGGGTACAGTGTGTTCATTTTGCCCATACAAACTTCCTTGTTGGGGAAGTAAACTGCAGTTGTTACCGCAACAGCAGTCACAAGGTAAAAACCCTAAGTGGGTTTGGTATACTGAAGTAAACAATCCGAGGAAAGATGACAACTACGAGAAGTCGAAAAGCCAAGGGGCGTAGGCTACAGAACTGGGTGAGGGATATTTTGAGGGGTCTATTCCTTGCCCTTACCGATGATGATATTAAGGTAGCTATCATGGGAGAACGTGGTGCTGATGTTAAACTATCTAAGAAAGCACGAGAGGTGTTCCCTTATGATATTGAATGTAAGAATACTGAAGGATGGAAAAAAATGTATGATGCCTATGATCAAGCTACTTCGCATGGAAGTCAGGAGCCTTTAGTGTTTATTAAAATGAACCATAGGAATCCTTTGGTTATTGTTGATGCAAAACATTTTATGAGGTTAAATAATGTAGGGTTTTTAACAGAACCTGTAATGATAAAATATGAAAAAGATAAACTCAAGTGAAGCAGACGTTATTTACAACCAAGTCTTTAAGACGATGACTGAACTTTGTAAACACCATGATCCTTTGGCAGTTTCAGGAGTGTTACTTGCTCAAGCTTTAAGATTATATAAAACATCTTTACCTATAGAAGATTTTGATTTATTAATAGATGAAATTCTAGAAACAGTTAAAGAAGATGTTAGGCCATTTGATACGCCAACATTAAATTGATATGAATAAAAAAACTAAATTTCCTTTTATAAATTCAATTAAAGTTTTAATTACCCCATGGGAAAAAGGCTTTAGTTGTGGAATTGTACTCGATGGTCGCAATAAAATGAGTGATGAACAATTTGAATTGACTTCTACTATTGCACGAGGTATGATAAAGCAGGCAACTACAGATCCCCATTCTACTTTTTTACTAGGTATAAAAGGATTTGCAGATGATCATAAATATAAACATAAACCAAATGGAGGAATTGATGACGTAGCAAAATTTGATAATGATGAAAATATTATTGATTTTTTAAAATATCTAAAACGTAAACGCAACAAGGAGTTAAACTAATGGTAACACATTTAGTAATAGGAGATCCTCATTGTAACCCCAAGGCAAGCAATGATAGATTTTTATGGGCAGGAAAATTAGCAAAAGATCTAAAACCAAATACCATAGTATGCATGGGAGACCTTTCTAGTATGGATTCTTTATCAAGTTATGATAAAGGAAAGAAATCTTTCGAAGGTAGAAGATATAAGAAAGATATAGACCATGCACATGACGCATTGGAAAAATTTAACAAAGGTCTTAATAGAAGACGATCTAGAAAAGTCATGTTACTAGGTAATCATGAGGATAGGATAGATAGGGTAATAAATGAAACACCAGAACTTGACGGGACAATTGGTACAAAGGATTTTAAATTTGAAGAATTTGGTTGGGAGGTTATTCCATATCAAGATCCAATTGTTATTGACGGCATACACTATTGTCATAATTATCCTACTGGTATTTTGGGTAAGCCTATTAGCGGGGACAATATCGCTCGTTCTCTCTTATTAAAAAATAAGGTATCATCAACTGTTGGTCATTGCCATTTATTTGACTATTCTGTTTGTGCATTACCATTAGGGAGAAAAGTTATGGGACTATCCACTGGATGTTATTTGCATCATAAAGAAGACTATGCTCGTAATACGCAACATATGTGGTGGAGTGGCTTAATTATTAAAAGGAATGTCTATAAAGGAGAATACGATATTGAAACTTTGGAATACAATACCGTTAAAAGAAAATATGGCAGATGAAGCAGAAATAGGTACTGAAGTTAATGATATTATTTTTAGTAAAAATGATAATGTTAATTCCCCACCACATTATAAGTATGGTAAAAAAGAAACTATTGATGTCATTAAGGATTGTATGACAGATGATGAATATCATGGTTACTTGAAAGGTAATGTCTTGAAGTATATTTCAAGATATAAATTTAAAGGAGAGCCACTGGAAGATTTAAAAAAAGCACAGTGGTATTTAGATAGATTAGTAAAGGAGGTTGAATGAAACAAAAAGAGTATAGTCACGGTGATCATATGGCAGAAATGGGAAAAATGAATTCTTATTATGA